ATAACTATGTATGCCCTATAGAGGTTAAGTTCAAATGATTGATCCCTTCACAGCCTTTGCTGCAGCACAGACAGCTGTATCAGCTATTAAGAAGGGTATTCAGTTAGGCAAGGACATTGGAGGCATCTCTAATGACTTAGCTAAGTTTGCTGGTGCTGTCTCTGATCTTAGTTTTGCACATAAGCAGTCAGAGAATCCGCCTTGGTATGCTGTACTATTCGGTGGTAGTGGTCCTAGTGCGATGGACATCTTCGCTAAGAAGAAACAAGCGGAGGCTTTACGTGCTGAGATTAAACAGTATATCCAGTTTGCTTACGGTCAGAGCGCTTGGGAAGAGCTTCTCCACATTGAAGCGCAGGTACGTAAAGACCGTCAGAAAACTATGTATCGCAAGGCTGAGATTAAGCAGACTATTGTGGAGTGGAGCCTTGGTATATTGGTTGTTCTATCAGGAATTGGTATTCTTGGCGTGGGGATTTATTTCCTTGGAAAGCAGCAAAACAAATGGTAAGCTTACGAAGTAACAGTAACTAAGGAAAACAACATGGCACGACAACTAACAGAGAATCAACAGAAGTTCTTGGAAGTACTCTTTGACGAGGCGGCTGGTGATGTTGTTCTTGCTAAGAAGATTGCTGGCTATAGTGACAAGACCCCTACACGTCTTATTATAGAGGCTCTCAAGGATGAGATTGCTGATGCTACACGTACACACTTCGCACGTTCAGCACCTAGAGCTGTGATGGCTTTGGTTGGTGCATTGAATGATCCTACTGAGCTAGGCATTAAAGAGAAGATGGCTGCAGCAAAAGACTTGCTTGACCGTGCAGGACTTGGTAAGGTAGACAAAGTAGATGTATCATCCTCTAGTGGCGGTGTGTTTATTCTACCATCCAAGGAAGGCAAGAACGAGTAACAATGAAGCGACAATCTTTAGGGTACTGGCAACTGCCTAGACCCCATAGAGGTGAAGAGAAACAGTGGCACGTTATAGTTCGTACAACTAGACAAGTGCCATACGGTTATAGAATACACCCTGATAATAATAAACTACTAGAACCCATCCCTACTGAGCTTGAAGCCTTAGAGCTTGCAAAGCGCCACTTAAAGCAGTATGGTTACAGAGAAGTTGCTATCTGGCTAACTAAGCAGACAGGGCGTTACATCTCACATATGGGTTTAAAGAAGAGGGTAGACATTGAGCGAAAACGTAAGACAACAGCTAGAATTAAACGCAAGCTTGCCCAGCGGCTCGAAGAAACGCTTACGGAAATCAAAAAGCTCGAAGAAGAAAACATCGGAGCCTACAGAATCATCGACTCCTCAGACGGTTGAACCTGTAGTAGAGCCAGTGTATGCTCAAGTTAAGCCAGCAGATCTTGATGTAGAAGCAGCTCAAGAAATCGTGTTTAAGCCCAATCCGGGGCCACAGACAAACTTCCTAAGTGCATCTGAAAGGGAAGTATTGTACGGCGGGGCAGCAGGTGGTGGTAAATCGTATGCCATGCTTGCTGACCCGTTACACGGTTTAGGTAGTCCTAACTTTAGTGGACTGCTAGTACGACATACTACAGAAGAGCTACGTGAACTTATTCAGAAGAGCCAAGAGCTTTACCCTAAAGCTATACCTGGTATCAAATGGTCAGAGCGTAAGTCACAGTGGATCACTCCACAAGGCGGAAGGCTCTGGATGTCGTACCTAGACAAGGACATGGATGTTACACGCTACCAAGGACAAGCGTTTAACTGGATTGGCTTTGACGAACTTACACAGTGGCCTACACCATATGCGTGGGACTACATGCGTTCTCGACTACGTAGCGCCCACAGTTCAGACTTAGGTTTGTATATGCGTGGTACGACTAACCCTGGTGGTGCTGGGCATGGTTGGGTTAAGAAGATGTTCATTGATCCTGCTCCTGCAGGTGAGCCTTTCTGGGCTACGAACATTGAGACAGGTGATACTATTGCTTTCCCTAAAGGGCATAGCCGTGAGGGTGAGCCTCTTTTTAAGCGCAGGTTTATTCCTGCTAGTTTGTTTGATAATCCTTACTTAGCTGATACAGGCGACTACGAAGCGATGCTTCTGTCATTACCTGAGCATCAACGTAAGCAACTACTTGAGGGTAACTGGGACGTCAATGAAGGAGCTGCATTTCCTGAGTTTAATCGAAGAATACACGTTACTGAGCCTTACGATATTCCAGACTCGTGGCCTAAGTTTAGAGCTTGCGACTACGGTTATGGCTCCTACACTGGAGTTCTCTGGTTCGCTGTATCACCAAGTGAACAGCTGGTTGTCTACAGAGAGTTATATTGCTCTAAGGTTACAGCTACTGATCTAGCAGATATGATCTTGGAAGCTGAAGCAAATGATGGTACTATACGTTACGGCGTGTTGGACTCCTCTCTCTGGCATAAAAGAGGTGATACAGGTCCATCACTAGCAGAGCAGATGATTATGAAGGGGTGTCGCTGGAGACCGTCTGATCGCTCTCGTGGTTCACGGGTAGCAGGTAAGAACGAGATCCACAGACGTTTGCAGGTAGATGAACACACAGAAGAGCCTAGACTTGTGTTTTTCTCTAACTGTATTAGCACAATAGCACAGCTACCTATTATCCCGCTAGACAAGAGAAACCCTGAAGACGTTGACACTAACGCAGAAGACCACTTGTATGACGCATTGCGGTACGGTATAATGACAAGACCTCGTAGCTCTATCTGGGACTTCAACCCAGCAACACAAAACTCTGGCTTTCAGATGTCAGACCCTAGCTTTGGATACTAAATAAATGGCAGATATAGATGACCTCTCATACGAAACAGATGAAGTAGTTGCAGCTGAAGACCAAGACGATACTCTGTTCGAGAACGTTAGCAGCATTGTTTCATTTGTTACAGAGCGTTTCAATAGAGCTGAGGATGCACGACAAGCAGACGAAGAGCGCTGGCTACGTGCTTACCGTAACTACCGTGGTATCTACGGGCCTGATGTACAGTTTACTTCCTCTGAGAAGTCTAAAGTATTCGTTAAAGTAACTAAGACGAAAGCTCTTGCAGCCTATGGTCAGATTGTTGACGTACTATTCGGTAACAACAAGTTCCCACTCTCTGTAGACCCTACCGTACTGCCAGACGGTGTAGCAGAGTCTGTACACATTAACTTAGATCCTAATGCTGAGAAGGCTACAGAAGAACTTACTTCTGCGTTTGGCAGTGAAGGTAATAAACCCTACTTGATTGGTCCTGACACTAAGCTTAAGCCTGGTGAAACTATGTCGGATCTACGTAGGCGTCTAGGACCACTCTCAAACAAGCTTGAGAGCGTTTCTGATAGGGTTATTGAGGGTGCGGGTACATCACCCACCACAGTGACCTTTCACCCTGCTCTTATCGCCGCTAAGAAGATGGAGAAGAAGATCCACGATCAGCTTAACGAGAGTGGTGCATCCAAGCATCTACGCTCTATGGCTTTCGAGATGGCACTACTCGGCACGGGTGTCATGAAGGGTCCATTCGCTGTAGATAAGGAATACCCTAACTGGAACGAAGAAGGTGAGTATGACCCTCTAGTCAAGACTGTACCATCAACTAACCACGTGTCTATCTGGAACTTCTACCCTGACCCTGAAGCTACATCTATGGATGATGCAGAGTACGTCATTGAGCGTCACAAGATGTCACGTAACCAGCTTCGCTCTTTGAAGAACCGCCCTTACTTCATTAATGATGCTATCGAAGATTCTATCGCTGTAGGTTCTGACTATGTGCGTAAGCACTGGGAAATGAAGATGGAAGACGATGATGTCATCGACACTAGCTCTGAGCGCTGGGAAGTGTTGGAGTTCTGGGGTTTCGTTGACGTAGAGCTTCTTGAAGAGAATGGCGTTAAGATACCCAAAGAGCTTAAAGGCTTGTTTGAAGTAAATGCTAATATCTGGACAGTAAACGGTAAGATCATCCGTTGTGTTCTCAACCCATTCAAACCATCACGTATTCCTTACTACGCAGCACCATATGAGCATAACCCTTATTCCTTCTTTGGTGTAGGTATTGCTGAGAACATGGATGACACACAAACATTGATGAACGGCTTTATGCGTATGGCTGTTGACAATGCTGTACTATCTGGTAATCTTCTTATTGAGATTGATGAGACTAACCTTGTACCGGGTCAAGACCTCTCTGTACATCCTGGCAAGGTGTTTCGGAGACAAGGCGGCGCACCTGGACAAGCAATCTTCGGTACTAAGTTCCCTAACGTAGCACAAGAGAATATGCAACTCTTTGACAAGGCTCGTGTCTTAGCTGATGAGAGTACAGGCTTCCCTAGCTTTGCTCACGGTCAGACAGGTATATCAGGCGTAGGACGTACTGCTTCTGGTATCTCCATGCTTATGAGTGCTGCTAATGGTAGTATCCGTGCTGTAGTTAAGAACGTAGATGATTACCTTCTTGCTCCACTAGGACGTGCTTTCTTTGCTTTCAACATGCAGTTTGACTTTGATGAATCTATTCGTGGTGACTTAGAAGTTAAAGCTAATGGTACAGAGAGCTTGATGGCTAATGAGGTACGCTCTCAGCGTCTCATGCAGTTCCTACAGGTAGCTTCTAACCCAATGCTGGCTCCTTTTGCTAAGATGGACTACATTGTACGTGAGATCGCTAAGAGCATGGATCTTGATCCTGATAAGGTGACTAACTCTATGCAGGACGCCGCTATCCAAGCTGAGATCCTCAAAGGGTTCCAACAGCCTGCTCCAACACCAGAGATGGCTGCTATGGGTGGCCCAGCGCCAGAGGGTCAAGCTCCTGCAGAGCCTGCTGCTAATCCACAAGACCAGACAGGTGCAGGTGGTGGCACTATTGGTACAGGCGTAGCACCAACACCGGGTGAGCAAGGGTTTAGTGGTAATGTCGCTTAAGAGTTTTGTAAACGATAAACCTCTATGGGATGCTTTCTGTGAAGAACTAGATGTTTGGATTGCTGAGCAGCACAAAAACCTAGAACAAGCAGAGAGTATCGCTGAGGTAAACAGGGCGCAAGGCTCTATAGCAACACTACGCAGACTTAAATACTTGAGGGACAAAGTGAATGGCTGACTATCGTAAACGCCTCATTGATATGACAGACGAAGAACGTGCAGCAGTAGCACCAGGTTCTCCTAGTTTTGATGAGAGGTACGAGAACGTAGGAGATCCTCTAAGCGTTCAGATGATGGAAGCTGGACTAGACTTTACTCCTGTTGGTGTGGTTAAAGGTGTTTCAGATATTAAGGAAGAGCTAAGTAAGGATGACCCTAATTATTTAAAAGCTCTAGGTATGGGTGCAGTTGAAGCAGCTGGTATTATTCCTGCAGCTGGACCTGTTCTTAAAGGTATGTTACGTAAAGGTTCTGACGTGGCTCGTCAAACAGACGAAGTATTTGATGTATCACGTAAGAGCATACCATCATACACTGATGCAGAA